CTGACCGAGCTATGGATTTACAGTTAATTAAATCTACGATCACTAGACAGATGCTAGACAACCTCTACCTTACTAACAACTATCGTGTTGGTGCAGTAGAAGGTCAGGTTAACTTAGATGACTTATTAACATCTACGGCAGGTGGGGTTGTTAGAATTAAAAACCCTGCAGCTTTAGTACCACTGACAGTGCAATCCAGCGCTGGTCAATCATTCCCAATGTTGGAATACTTAGATGCAATTCAAGCAAAACGAACAGGTATTTCAGACTCACAACAGGGTCTAGATCCTGATGTATTGCAAAATGTTACTGCCGCAGCCGTCTCTGCGATGTCGGCAGCATCCACGGGCAAATTGGAACTAATTGCTCGAATATTTGCAGAGACTGGCGTTACCTCTTTATTTAGAGGAATTTTACATCTGTTATGCAAGTATCAACAAAAAGAAAGAATCATTCGTATCAATGGTGAGTTTGTGCCATTTGATCCTAGAGAATGGAATAGCACCTACAATGTAACAATCAATGTTGGTTTAGGTACAGGTCAAAGACAAGAGCAGTTATCTACTATGGCTATGATCTTACAAAAACAAGAACAGATTTTACAACAGTATGGTTTAGCTAATCCTCTAGTTAACATTAAACAGTATAGAGACACATTAGCTAAGTTTGTTCACATGGCTGGTTTCAAAGATGCTTCAGAGTTTTTACAAGAAATTACACCTGAAATGAATCAGAAACTATCTCAACCATCTGAAAAACAACCTGACTCTAATACACAGGCTGCAATGATTTTAGCTGAAGTTGAAAGAGAAAAAGCACAACTTAAATCACAAACAGATCAAGCTAAATTACAACTAGATCGTGAGCAAATGCAATTAGAAGCAATGCAAGATGCTTTAGAACTAAAACAAAAAGAAGTTCAACAGACTATGGATCTAGCATTAAAAGAATTAAAAATTAAGTTAGATGCTGAAAACAAAGATGCAAAATTAAAAACTGATCAATCTAAAACAATTATGGAAGCTTTAGAAAAGATTGAAAAATTAAACAAAGGAATTGAGTAATGTCTTCTCCAGCAGTAATTAATCAACTCCAACAAATGGGAGTAATTAATCCCGGAATGGCATTAAACTTTGATGCTCCTAGGGTACCAGCTACTACTACACAAGCTGTTAATCAAGACATGAATACTGATGAACTATTAGGACTAACAGCAAGTAGCAAATATCCTAGCTTACAACAAGTAGGTGATACAGGATATTACTATCGTGATAACTATATGTATGAGCCTTATACTGTTACACACTCTGCTCCTAGTTATATGGGTGGTATTTATGGATATGGCATGGGTGGTGGTGGATCTAATAGAGCAGAAGGAACTATTGAAGTTGGTGGTCAATCATTCAGACCTGTTACCGATGATGTAAATGTTAAAGGGTTTACTGCATTTACACCTGAAAGTGGGCCAACACAATATACACCTTCTATGGCTTATCTTTATGCTAATAGCCCTAGATATACTCCAAGCCCAATTGAAAATGTTGGCATGTATCGTGCAGCTAATGAAGCTTATGGTAACCAATATGGTGACATGCTTCAGCCTATTCAGGCAAATCTTTTGAACACTCCTTATGGTGACCCAAGGACTTCATATGGTGCAGCAAGGTTTTTAAATAACTCTGCTGACAATTTATTAGGAACTAATAATGACACGACAGGAAGCAATCAAGAATCTACTTCATGACCCACATTTTAATGAAGTAATCCAAGAATTAAGAGACAACCAAATAAACCGAATTATCCATTCTAACGAACAGGATGCTAAAGAAAGAGAACAGGCATACATTCGTGTAAAGACGATAGACGAACTCATGAATTATTTTGAATCCATCGCTAAAGATAGCGAGATAAAAAATAAAGCATGGAAGATATTATAGGCTTTTCTATAATGGCAACCCTTGCCTAAAGGGAACATTAAGGAAATACAATGAGTGAAGAAACCATGACTCCTGAACAAGGAAGTGGACCTTTAACTGTGAATGAAGCTGCAACAGCATTTGAAGGCATTTTATCAGCAGGTGAGGAATCTACGGATCAAACCGAAACTGTTGAGGCAGACGCTACAGAATCTGTTGAGGAAGTAGCAGTAGACGAAGAAGTTTTAGATGATGCAGAAATGGCTCTTGAAACTGACGAAGCTACTGACGAAGAAGTCGAGTACGAAGAAGAGGAACCTGAAGAAACTCAACGCTTTACAGTGAAAGCTGCAGGCGAAGAAAAAGAGGTTACCCTCGATGAATTGTTACAAGGCTATCAATATGGTGCTGATTACACTAAGAAGACTCAAGAATTAGCAGAGCATCGAAAAGCATTAGAAGTCGAAGCAAAAGCAATTACTGAGGCTCAACAAGTTAGAGATACATATGCTCAAAGGCTAAGAGGTGTAGAGGAGTTTTTAGAAGCTACAACACATCAGTCAGAAGACTTAGCCAAGTTAAAAGAAAACGACCCAATAGGATACGCGATGCGAGTCGCAGAAAATACCGAGAAAAAAGAACAACTAGCCCAGGTCCGAGCTGAACAGCAACGCATTGCTCAAGAGCAACAAGTGGAGCAACAGCAACGTATGGCACAGTATGTTCAACAAGAAGCACAAAAGCTTTCACAAGTCCTACCAGAGTTTTCAGACCCTGTTAAAGGTGAACACCTCAGAAATGAGATTCGCAGTTACGGAAAAAGTGTAGGCTTCAGTGACCAAGAGTTAGCAAGTGTATATGACTCTCGTCATGTAGAAGTCCTAAACAAAGCACGATTGTATGATTTGCTTCAAAAATCTAAACCTGCTGTAACTAAAAAAGTTGCGAAAGCACCAAAGATGGTTAAGTCAGGAACTAAGGTTGCAGAAACAAATAACGACGTGAACAAAAAACAAAGAACTAGGCTTAAGCAAACTGGCAGAGTCCGGGATGCCGCAGCTCTTTTTGAAAACTTTATTGAATAAGAAAGTGAAAATATCATGGCAACATATAAAACCGTTACATCCATAGGTCAGAGAGAAGACCTTACAGATGTTATTTATGACATCTCTCCAACCGATACACCATTTATGTCATCTGTTGGTAAAACAAAAGCAAATGCTGTTTATCATGAATGGCAAACAGATTCTTTAGCAGCAGTTAATGCGGCTAACGCTGCAGTCGAGGGCGATGATGCTGCATCAGCAACATTAGCTCCAACAGTTCGTAGAGGTAATAGAACTCAGATCTCACAAAAAACTATCCAAATCTCAGGCACATTAGAGCAGGTTGATAAGGCTGGTCGTAAATCTGAAAAAGCATATCAGCTTTCAAAAGCTTCTGCTGAACTTAAACGAGACATGGAAACTATTCTTTTATCTAACCAAGCTGCCGATGCAGGTTCTGCTTCTACAGCTAGAGAACTTGGTGGTTTACAAACTTGGTTAAATACAAACTATGAAGGCTCAGGTACTGCTGGTACTGGCGATGGTACAACTGCTCGTGTAGCTGGTACAGACGCTGCTTTCACAGAAACAATGCTTAAAAATGCTGTTAAGAAAGCATATGAAGCTGGTGGTAATCCATCAGTATTAATGGTTTCTCCAACACAGAAACAAGTTGTATCAGGTTTCGCTGGTATTGCTGAACAAAGATATATGGCTCCTAGTGAAGGTCAGTCAACTATCGTAGGTGCTGCTGATGTTTACTTATCAGACTTTGGTGCTTTATCTGTTGTTCCTAACCGCTTTATCCCACAAGATGTTGGTGGTGATGGTGGTGACACAGCATTTGTTCTTGATCCTGAGTATGCTGCAATTGCTTACTTAAGACCATTTGCTACAAATGAACTAGCAAAAACTGGTGACAGTGAAAAAACACAACTTTTAGTTGAATACACACTAGAAGTTAAAAACGAAGCTGCTCACGCAATTATTGCTGACTTAGCATAATTAACTAAGGATTGACCCTCTTCGGAGGGTCTCTCTTTTCCTATGAATGTACTTAGACCACAATTTAAACACAAACTCCTTGATGTTCATGGAGGAGCAAAGTTGCAAAAAAAAGTTAACCAAATGTTTCTAAGAATGAAACGATCAGGGATATTATTTTGGCATGAAAAAAACATTAGACTTCAATCAAAACGTCAAGCGAATCACTGAAGCATCTGATTTAGAAGATGGTGGATTAATTATCCAAACATCACAAGATGTAACTGATATCGTAGAAAAAAATAAAAAAGAATATAACGCAGACAATGGCAAATGGGGTGATGACATCTTTGATAATAAGATCGCATCTATACCATTAACCTGTATTGATGACTTAAACAAACAAGGCATTATGCGAGGATTTCATGTACTAGATCAAAAGAAATTTAGAGCATGGCTTAACCATCCTGATAACAGATTTTTCAGGACTAAAAAAGGAACAGTATAATGGCTGGTAATTTTGAAAACTACACCAAATTTAAAGAGTTGGTGGCTGAGTATTTAGGTCGAGATGATTTAACTGACAAAATACCTGTATTTATTAAGCTAGGTGAGGAGCGTTTACGTCGTGATTGTCGATTACGTCAAATGCTTAAATATTCTAGTGCTACTTTACCAAGTGGTGATGCAACTATAGCCATTCCTAATGACTTTTTAGCAATTAAAACTATTTATGTAGATACAAACCCAATTTATACATTGGAATATCAAACTTCATCTGCTTTTTATGATAATCCAGTAGTTAAACAGACAGGGCAACCATCATATTACACACTGATAGGTTCTGAGTTTCAATTTGGCCCAATTCCAGCTGGTGATTATGCATTAAAAATGATCTATTACCATAGACCTGAGGTTTTAAGCCCTTCTAATGCTTCTAATGTATTTTTATTATATGCACCTGACTTATTATTGTATGCATCTCTTGCAGAGGCAGAGCCATACCTTATGAACGATGAGCGACTACAAACATGGTCGGCATTGTATACCCGTGGACTCGACTCATTAGCTAAGTCTGATGATGAAAGCGAGTATCCATCCACACCATTAACAATTCAACTTAAATCGAGGTAAAATCATGGCAGAAATGAGTAATTACCTAGAAAATACTCTAGGAAATGCAGTATTACGAGGCTCTTCTTATACGAGCCCAACAACTATATATGTAGGTTTATTTACAGATGACCCACAAGATGACAACTCAGGTACGGAAGTATCAGGTGGTGGTTATGCTAGAAGACCAGTAACTTTTGGTGCTCCTGTAGATGGTTTATTTACAAGCAATGTTGATGTTAGCTTTCCACAAGCTACTGCAACACTTGGAACCATTACGCACATCGCATTATTTGATGCAGATGTTGGTGGAAATCAGCTTTTCCATAGTCCCTTAGATATTGCCAAGCTAGTAGAAACAGGTGATATATTTACTATAGGATCAGGACAGTTAACTGTTCGCTTTGAATAAGGAATAATCATGGCTTTAGTATTGAAAGACAGAGTAAGAGAAACAACAAATGTAACTGGTACAGGCACTATGACCTTGCAAGGTGCAGTTGAAGGTTTTGAGACATTTACATCTGCCATAGGTGTTGGAAACCAAACTTATTACTCAGTAGCTACTCTAACACAATGGGAAGTAGGGGTAGGTACAGTAGGGGCTGGCAATACTTTAACCAGAGATAAAGTTTTAGATTCTTCAAACAATGGTAATTTAGTAGATTTCACATCAGGTGACAAGGATATATTTGTAACTTATCCAGCCAAAAAATCAGCAACAAGAGATAACTTGTTAACATATTCAATCGTATTCGGGAGTTAAACAATGGCACGAAAACAAATACACAAATATACCTTTACACCAGCCACTAATACCATCGTATTAGAAGGCATATACAATCGTGATCGTATATTACTAATTAATAATGCGACAGACAATGATGAAATGTTTGCTTTCAGTAGCGAATTTAACTCATTAGCTTCTTATTCATTT